ATGATCTGCTTTGCGGATACAAACATGATGAACTGGAATTTCGGTAACGATGATCGCAGCAAGCCAAAACTGACCGCAGTCATGCAGAACTATGTGAAGAACTTCACGGAGTTCCGCCGGGAAGGAAAAGGACTGCTGCTATATGGAGACTGCGGAAGCGGAAAGACGTTTTATGCAGCTTGCATTGCAAATGCTCTGCTGGATCAGGGGTATACGGTGCAGATGACGAACTTTGCACGGGTTATCAATCAGATACAGGGAACATTCCAGAAACAGGACATCATTGACGAAATGAACCGGAAAAGCCTGTTAATCATTGATGATCTGGGAGCAGAACGAAAATCAGAGTTTATGCAGGAAACGGTTTTTAATATCATTGATGCACGTTACCGGTCAGGACTTCCGCTTATTATCACCACGAACCTGACAATGCGGGAGATTCAGCATCCGCAGGGAATCGGATACAACCGTATCTATGACCGGATCATTGAACGCTGTGTACCCGTGGAAGTTGAAGGTGGAAGCCGGAGAAAGAAAGCTGTGATTGCGAATATCAAAGAGGACAAAAGGAGATTGGGACTTGATTGATTATGCAATTGAAACATGCGAAAGGAAAAATCTTTGTGTTGAATGCAATGATAAAGAATGCATTTTTGCCGGGAAAATAGAATCCGATTGTCCTATGTACAAGTGCAATAACAACTGCACATGTGAAAACTGCGAATTCATAAAACAGTTTCAGAAAGAAATGAGAAAGGAGAAAGCGGATGATTGACGAAAAGAAGCTGATCGAGGACATTATATCAAACGACGGAATACAGTTTGATATGGATTTTGAAATCAAACCGGAACATAAATTTATAAAATCGCTGAACCGGTACACAAAGTTGTTTAGGGATGGAATTATTAATCTAATAAACAAGCAGCCGAAAGTATTTGAATGGATACATGCGGATGATGCGTATGAAGAAGTACCAGACAGTGAAAGAAATGTTCTGATTACCCGTGAAGACACCGGGGAAGTGGTTATAGGTTATTACTCGTATGCCTATGACACATGGTTTGCAGATGGTACGCACAAAGAAATTCCGGTTGCAGCATGGATGGAACTACCGGAAGGATACAAGAAGAAAGGAGATAAGCATGATTGACGATAAGAAACTGATTGATGCTGTTGAAAAAGAAATCGAATTTGCAAAGAAATGCAATATGCCGCAAATGGTAGCAGGTATGCAGCAGATTAAAGGCGTGATTGAGCGTCATCCGAAAGTCTTCGAATGGATTCCGGTAACATACCGTGAAACTACAGACGAAGACGGAATTGACAAAGAAATATTTCCTTTGTTTTTGGACTGCCGTCTGCCTGACAATTACACAGAAATACTGGTGTGCACAAAAGATGGCAGAGTTTGTACAGATACGTTTTTCGATGATGACGGATGCTATCTTGATAGCGGATATGACTTTATTTACGATATCGCTGCATGGATGCCGATACCAGAACCTTATAAACATGATGAAACCGTTTAAATCCGATTTCAGAGCGTTTCGACTGCCGGGTGAATAAATCCTTGCGTGACTGCATAAAACGCCTGAAAACGCAGAATACAGCGTATCAGGAGCAAAAGAAAGAGAGGTAAGCAACATGGAAAACAGTGAAAAGCGGTGCAATACATGCAACCACACAAAGGGGATGAATTGCACGAATGAAAAGGCAAAGCAGATGACACAGGCTGAACTGTATCAGGATGTGATAAACGGGTACAACTTCGGTTGCCGGTACTGGCAGAAAGGGAAGAAATGAAAACACTGAAAGATGTGGTAAGGGAGAAAGAACCGGAATGCGTGTCTGATGATGCAATTGGGGATGTAATATCATGTCCATTCGCATACGAATACTTGCGAGGACATTACAACCAAAGATGCGAAGAAACACTCCATTGTGATGATTGTTGGAATCAGCCTTACATCCCTTTCGAGGATGAAAAATCAGACAGGGATAAAATCATTGAAGGTTTAAAGACAATGAAAGCAATGTGCAAATTTAATACTCACGCATCATGCGATATGTGCGATATAAGCGATTTATGCGAAAAGGTTGACATTGCATTTGACGGTGACGAATTCATTGCATGTAGCATTGAAGACCTGCCGGAAAAATAAAAAAACAGTAAACAGAAAGGATTATCTGCGGAATACCGCAGAAAGAAAGGTAAAAGGTGGAAATATGATTTTAGGAGTGGATAACGGTAATTTTGAAACAAAGAGCAGCACCCGCATGTGCTACAAATCAGGATGCAAGCAGATCAGCAGCGACACGGACGCAGACAGCACAATCTTTTACAACGGAAAACTGTATTCAGTCGGTGAAACACGGTCTGCAATGATGCTGAACAAAACACTTTCGGAAAACATGTGGATTCAGACGTTACCGGCAATCGCTGAAGCAATCGAAGCGTCGGGAGAAGCAAGAAACAATGTGATCCAGCTGGCAGTAGGCGTTCCACTGAAGCACTTACGGGACATGAAGGCAGTATATACGGAGTATTTTAAAGACCGGTCATGCAGCTTTGTATACAAGGGTAAGAAGTACACAGTTCTGGTTACAGACGTGAAATGCTATCCGCAGGGATTTGCCGTGTACCTGCATCACTACAATGATCTGAGCCAGTACAAGGAATGTGTTGTAATTGATATCGGCGGCGGCACTATGGACGTATTCAAAGTCGTGTCAGGAAAGCCCGTAACAGCCAGTTTTAGAAGCTTTTACAGCGGAGTTATACATCTTATCAATGATGTATCAGAAACGCTATCAAACGCCGGAATAAACGTTTCTGAGGACATGGTATGTGAAGCTGTGAGCATGGGAAGCGTAAATCACCGCAGGAAAGACGAAATCAACGCCGTATGCGCAGATAAAACGAAGGAATACACCCGGGAGTTGATCGGGCAGCTGAAAGAAAACGGTTATGATCTGGATTTACCGTGCATCCTGATCGGCGGCGGCGCATCTCTGCTCTGCCCGTACCTGAAAGCTTCAGACGAGTTGTACGTTGTGCAGACATACGACAACTTTGCGAACGCCGAAGCTTATGCATGGCTGATGGACAATGGACGGTAACAGGAAGAGACACAACATCACATTTTGCTTAGACATTCCGGCGCACCGGGAAGCATACGAGCGATTCCGGGCTGCCGGATGCAAGACAGACTACATTGTGTACTGCATCAACCGTGCAGAAGGTGCAATCACAAAGGATGATCTTGCAGAAGCCATGAAGCATGTGAGCATAGCACAGGCAGAAGAAACGGAACAGCAGAATGTGAATGATATACCGGCGGATGTGCTGGATATATTGGACGGTGATTGGTGATGTTTATATTTAAATCAGAGTATGAACGCCTGATATCTCAAATCGAAGAACTGCAAGAAGAAAATGAAGGTCTGTATGAACGGATCGAGCAGTTACGTAAGGACAGAGCACTTGCAGGTAACATCTATTACCAGCAGGACGCAAAAGAGTATGCGCAAAAGTACCATGAAGTGTGCAGGAAGTGCGGAACGCTGCAAGGTCAGGTAAATGCACTCACGACAGAAAATACATACCTGAAAAGCACAATAAAGATGTATCAGGAAACGCTGAAACCGGAGCAGATACTGCGCCGGGATACATTCGGCAGGTTTGAGTCAGACATGACGAAAGACGAAAAGTGCAAACTTGTTGTGCAGATGCGGGATGCAGGCATTAAAGACGAGGAAATTGCGGCAGAACTCGGAATCAAATATGATTCAGTGCGGAAATATGCTGCACTGTATGAGAAAAACGCAAAGACGCAGGAAATTGTGAAACCAAAAGAACCGGTAAAAGAGTGGTGGGACAATGAAAAATGGGGTTTAACTTCCGGCGGATATTAACCCGGTGCAAAAACCACTCTCCCGCCGGTAATAAACCGGTATAAAACCGGTGCTATCCCGGTGTTGTCACTGGTGCGGAACCGGTGCGCACCGGGGAAGAGCAGTAGTAGAGGAAATGAGAGTATGGAATTTAAAGACAGATTAAGAGAGTTGATGGAGAAGAACAACCTGACATGCAAAGAACTCGGAGACATGTTAGGTGTGACGAACCAGGCTGTATCAGCATGGCGGACAGGATCAACGGCGAAGCCCAAAAAGGCAATGATACAAAAAATTGCAGAGTTGTTTGACATCAGCGAAGAAGAATTGATAGGGGGGGTAACAATGGCAGAACGTGAAACAACACTGCTTAGGAACGGAAGCGGGTATGTAGACCCGACAGCATACAAGGCACTGAAGAAAGTAGAAACGGAAATGAGCGCAACTGGGGGTGTAAAAATGAAAAACGAATTTAAACCGGGTGAAATATGGGAAAGCGTAACTGATAAACCGGAATATATTTATTATTTAGTCGTAGGAGTACAGAAAAATGCATTAAATGTGCTCAAATTAAAACACCTTGATGAAGAACACCCGAAGAAAACACAGGACAACATCGAGATTGTTGCAAAAGGAATTGTGTATACAGACGCAGGATTGCTGGCGTACGTTCCCAAACGTAAATTAACCGGATTTATACGCAGACTCACGGATGAAGAATTTGCAACGGTAAAGACATGCATCCTTGAAAAACTCGGGTTTGATGAATTTTTAAGCTTTGATAATCAGGCAATGGCAGAAATGGAGAAAAAGCTGGAAGCAGCTGAAAGCCGTGCTGTAAGATACAAAGCGGAAAAGGAGATGGAATTAGGCGCATACAATGAAAACCTGAAAAGGCAGAGCGGAATTATATCTGATCTGGAATCGAAGCTTGAAGACACAGAGAAAGCAAGGGACGGTCTGATGCATGAAGTTGACCGACTGAACGCTGAACTGATGCTGAAATCGTATAATTCAGAGACAACCGTAAAAATGCAGGTAGAGCGGGACTTTTATAAAGAACAGTACGAAAAGCTGTTCGCACTGGTAACCAAAAATGTATACGCCGTGTAAAGGATGCAATGACCGGATCACAGGATATCACGGATGCCATAGTACATGCAAAAAATACGCAAAATTCAGAAAAGCAGTTGACGCAGAAAACAAAAAGCGGCATAAGGAATCTGAATTGAATCAGACAGCCTGCGATCTAATGAACAACATGAAAACACGCCGGAAAACAAACGGCGTGAGACTCGGCGGTAAATGCAAACAATAAGATACATAAAAAAGAAAGGACTATATTTATGTTATTAAAAGAAGAAACATTAAAAAAAATCAAAGCAGAAGCAGCTATAGCAGTAGAAATGATGATTGAAGTGTCCATGATCGGATTTGGTATAGCGTTTGGATGGAAATCCGCATCAAAAATTTTCGGATATATCGAAAAGAAGCTGTGGAATGATAGATGTTAATGCGAAACGGGGGTGTGAATATGGCAAGAGAAGTGTTGCCGTATACAGTGGTGTGTAATTACTGTAACAAAGAATTTGTTGCACATACACCGAACCGAAAATACTGCTGCGAAGAATGCACGACGAAAGCAAGGTATGCAAGGGACAAGTACAGGTATAAGCAAAAAGCAATAAAGAAAGCCGAAGGCATAAAGGACAAGGTTAAAAACATAAAGTCATTGTCTGCTGTGGCAGCAGAAGCAGCAAGGCACGGGATGTCTTACGGGAAATATGTAAGCTATATGCAACAACAGGAACAGAAAGGATGACGCAACATGCCTATTGTAAGGGAAGAAATCAAAGAAATTATCACAGAAAGATACGGCGCAGAAATGGCGGAAAGAGTTGGAAAGATTCAGCGCTGCTATTCCAGCCAGTACAGCTTTAAATACGTCGCTGAATTTATTCAGGAATGGGATCGGATCACGGCAAAGTTAAAAGACATGTACGGGGATAAACTGGAAGATATAGTTATAGTACCTTCAAATTATTCCAGCGCTGTATATATGGGTGATGAATGATGCGGGCAAAAGACTATTTAAAACAGCTTCAGAAGCTTAACCGGATGATCGAAAACAAGCTGATGGAAAAAGAACAGTGGAAAACAATTGCCTGCGGGATATCTGCACCCACTGCACCGGAAACAGGTGTCAGAGTACAGACATCAGGAAGTCAACAGAAGATGGCGGATGCGGTCGCAAGATACGTGGATATGGATGCGGAGATAGATCAGGCAATAGACAGTCTGGTTGACACACGGGCAGAAATTATAAGTGTGATAGAACAGCTGCCGCCTACACAATATGATCTGCTTCACAAGGCATATGTCGGAGTAGTAGAGGAAGACACAATACATTACATGACACTGCCGGAAATCGCAGACCTGTATCAACGTTCCAGATCATGGGCGAATGTGGTACACGGTCGGGCGCTGGCAAATGTTCAGAAGATATTGGACGCAAGAGAGAAAGGAAAAGAAAATGAGTAAACGAAGTGACAAGGACTCCAATGCAGTTGGCGGAGTATTTATCTTTTTTATAATATTGGTGGTACTGTTCGCATTCATTGTCGGACAGTCAGAGGACGAATACAAAAGAAAAGTGGCATCCGGGGAAATCGAACAGGCAACTGAAATAGATATGGAAAACTATGATCCGATTGAAGAAATCGAAAGAATCATAGAGGATTTAAAAAGATAATCAAAAGATAATCAAAAGTGAGCAAAATTGAACAGATATAACCTAAATTGCAAAACATGATAATTAATACATGTGATATATTTATGGTGTCAAAAATCTGTTATCTACATTTTACTCTCTCTTGAAGCGCCGGTGTGTGTGTAAAATAGCCGGCGCTTTTTAATTTGCCTACTGTCGGGCAGCGGGCACGGCTTCAGCGGAACTTTTTACGGCATTGATTGGGAACCCTTGACGTTTTTTCACTCCGTACCTCCTTTCGCTGGTCGCAATCGGCGGTCAGATATGGAGCCGGTCGGACTGCTTTATATGGATAAAGCCTGTGTTAATTCACGGGCTTTTTTTATTGCAATAAGCAAAGTGGTAACGGATAAGCAAACAAATAAACAAACTGTTTTGCAAATAAGCAAAGTACACGCAAAGAAAGGGGTGTTGCATTGTGGGAAAACTGACAGCAAGACAGAAACGGTTCTGTGAAGAGTACCTGATCGACCTGAATGCAACACAGGCGGCAATACGGGCAGGGTACAGCAAAAAGACAGCAAATGAACAGGCTGCGCAAAACTTAGCGAAACTTAGTATTCAGGAATACATACGAGAGAAAATGAATGAAAAGGACGATGAACTGATTGCAAAGCAGGATGAGGTTCTTAAAACTCTTACACGTATTCTGAGAAGACAGGAAAAAGAAGTTATTGTCGTGACCTGTAAGGAACGTACCAGCGGATACGACGAAAACGGAAAGAAAGTAATAACTGAGCGTGAAGTCCCGCAGCTGGTAGAAATCCCGACGCAGATTAAAGACGTAAACCGTGCTGCAGAACTGCTCGGAAAGCGTTACGGTCTATATACAGATAAGGTTGAACAACAGGTCGATATGGATTTAAACATCATTGTAGATTACGGTGATGACGATGCAGGTTAAAGTACAGATGAATCCATGCTTCCGGGAAGTTGACCGGAGCCGTAAAAGATACATAGTTATGAAAGGTTCTGCCGGATCAGGGAAAAGCGTTGATACGGCGCAGAACTATATTCTGAGATTGATGCAGGACAACGGGCGCAATCTTGTGGCAATGCGAAAGTCTGACATAACGAACCGTGACAGCACATTTGCAGAGCTTACAGGGGCTATTTACCGCATGTTTGGAGACAAGGCAGATAAATACTGGCAGATAAACAAAAGCCCGCTTAAATTGACTTGTAGGCACAACGGAAACGAAATTATTTTCCGGGGAATGAACGATGACAAACAGCGGGAAAAGCTGAAGTCAATCACATTCCAGAAAGGCAAGCTTACAGATGTATGGTTAGAGGAAGCAACGGAGTTCACACAGGCTGATTTGGAAATCATAGATGACCGTTTACGTGGAGAACTCCCGGAAGGACAATTTTATCAAATCAGAATGACCTTCAATCCGGTGTCAAGTAACCACTGGATAAAGAAGGTCTTTTTTGATATTCCAGACCCGAATGTACTGACACATCATTCCACATACCTGATGAACCGATTTGTAGATGATGCATACAGAGCCAGAATGGAACGTCGAAAAATCGTTGATCCTGACGGGTATCAAATTTACGGACTCGGGGAATGGGGAGAAATCGGCGGATTGATTCTCACAAATTACGTTGTCGAGGATTTCGATAGATCACCTGGAAGATTCGATTACATGGTTAATTCGCAGGACTTCGGATACAACCATGCGGATTGCATCGGTGAAGTCGGATTTAAAGACGGCGAATTGTACCTGTGCCGGGAACTGTATGTGTTTGAGAAAGATACAGATGAAATCATCAGGATGGCTTCAGGCAAGTTTATGAAGAATCTGACGATGTATTGCGATTCTGCGGAGCCTGACCGCATAAAGATGTGGAAAAAAGCCGGTTACAAGGCTGTGCCGGTAAAGAAAGAGCCGAACAGTGTCAGGGCACAGATAGATTATCTGAAGCAACACAGGATACATATACATCCTTCGTGCGTGAACACAATCAAGGAAATTCAACAATGGAAATGGCACAAGGATGAAAAAACGAATACATACACGGATGAACCGGTCAATTTCTTCGATGATGCAATGGCAATGTTACGATATTCAGTCGAACGTGAAAGACGGGTGAAACCGGCATTAAACACCGGTATAAAGGGTGGTTTGTAATGTGCAAAGGGAATGTAAATGCGCAAAGGAAACGGCGCAGGAAAGCATTAAAGGAAAGAAAAAAGATGAAACCTGTTGAAACAGAAGTACAGCTGATTGACGGTAATTACACATTATATCCTGCTGCATACTGCAAAGTACACGGCGGGTATCTTACACATGGGTTAATGGACATACACCGGTGTGAGAAACGGAAATGCAACGGATTAAGAAAGGGGGAAGTATAGTGGAAAATATATTTCGATTACCAAGAGAAAAGGAAATGACAATTGAACTGCTTGATAAGTTTCTTGGTCTGCACAGACAGCAGGTAAGCGGAAGGTACAAAAAGCTGCATGACGCATACAAGAGCGACCATGAAATACTGCATCAGCCTGAAAAACCGCACTGGAAGCCAGACGCAAGAATCGTAGTAAACTTCCCGAAGTACATCGTTGACACAATGAACGGCTTTTTCATCGGGAACCCGATTAAGACCACGGCGGACGATGAAGACGTTGCAAAGTACGTGGAGTATCTGGAACAGTACAACGATCAGGACGATAACAACGCAGAGTTATCAAAGATTTGCAGTATATTCGGTTCCGGGTATGAAATGTACTATACAGACGAAGACGCAGAACTGTGTATCACGTACCTGAACCCGGCTGAAGCGTTTATGATCTACGATGAAAGCATCGTGGAACGACCGCTTTTCTTTGTACGGCGTTATACGGATTATGAGAACAACGAATGGGGAAGCATTTCAGACAGCCATTATGTGCGGCATTTTCAGGTGACAGGCGGTACAAAGTGGATTGACGAATGGACAGCACACTATTTCAACGGGGTGCCTGCTACAGAATATATCGAAAATGAGGAACGGCAGGGAATCTTTGAACCGGTTATGTCTCAGGTTAATGCTTTTAACAAGGCGATTTCTGAGAAAGCAAACGACGTTGATTATTTTGCTGATGCATATATGAAAATATTAGGTGCGCTGGTAGATCAGGAAGGGATACAGTTTATCCGGGACAACCGGATCATTAACCTGACCGGAGAAGATGCTGAGAAAATTGTTGTTGAGTTCATGGCAAAACCGTCAAATGATGCCGGACAGGAAAATCTGCTGAATCGTTTGGAACGGCTTATTTTTCAGATCAGCATGGTTGCAAATATCTCAGACGAAAACTTTGGTAATACCACAGGAGTTGCGCTGAAATATAAATTACAGGCGATGAGCAATCTTGCGAAGACAAAAGAGCGTAAATTCACTTCCGGGATGAATCGCAGATACAAGCTGCTGTTCTCTCACCCGCTATCAAAGGTTGCGCCGGATGCATGGGTGCAGTTGCATTACAAATTCACGCTAAACTATCCGGCAAACCTGCTGGAAGAAACAGAAATTGCAAAGAACATGGAAGGCATTACAAGCCATGAACGGCAGTTAACTGTAATTTCTGCGGTAGACAATGTACAGGAAGAACTTAAAAAGATTGAGGAAGAAAACAAGAGTACACAGCCTTCTGTAATTGACCGGATGTTCCCGACATTAATGACGGGAAGTAACCAGCAGGAAACCGAAGAGAATCAGGTGGTAAGCGATGGCTGATATGAAGCCGAAATCACAGGCGAATAAAGACCGGAACGCAATAAGCCTTGCATACTGGGAGAAGCGGGAAAAAGAAGCCCTGAACAATTACGTGAAGGATGAAGCAGAATATTCCCGGCAGATCAATGAAATATACCAGAATATGCTGGATGCCTGCCAGAGAGAAATAAACGCCTTTTACGGGCGCTATGCAGCAAAAGAAGGTATTTCTATTGCCGAAGCAAAGAAACGTGTCTCACAGCTGGATATAGCCACCTATGAGCGCAAAGCAAAACGCTATGTGCGGGACAAAGACTTTTCGGAACAGGCAAACGAAGAAATGCGGCTGTACAATCTGACAATGAAGGTGAACCGGCTTGAAATGCTCAAAGCGAACATCGGCATGGAACTGATAGCCGGTCACGATGAACTGGATAAATTCATGGCTGAAATCTTAAAAGGCAGGACAATGGAAGAACTAGAGCGGCAAGCCGGTATTCTGGGAAAGACGATTAAGAACAATGCACAGAAAGCAGAATCAATCGTGAATGCATCTTTCCACAATGCGACGTTTTCACAGCGCATATGGATGCATCAAAACGACTTAAAAGCGGAATTGTCGAAGCTGCTGCAATCCGGGCTGATTCAGGGAAAGAATCCCAGAGTGCTTGCCCGTGATCTTCGTAAGCTGTTCGGCACAAAACAGGCGGATGCTGAAAGACTTATGATAACGGAATTGGCACGGGTACAGACGGATGCACAGCAGAAATCATTCGAACGTAACGGGTACGAACAGTACACTTTTATCTGCAATGACGGGGCGTGCCCTGTATGCCGGGAACTTAACGGGAAACATTTTTCTGTAAGCGATATGCAGATTGCAAAGAATGCTCCGCCGATGCATCCACAATGCCGGTGTAGTACAGCTGCATATTCTGACCGCAAAGAATATGATGAATGGCTTGCTTTTCTGGAAGCCGGTGGAACAACAGAAGAATATAAAAACGGAAAAAAAGCACGATTCTCTGCAAAAAATATCTACGGAAACGAAATTGAATTTGATTTCAAAGGAAAAGAAGAAAAACATTTTAAGCAGAAAGAGATTATTCAAAAACTTGCAAGTGAATACAAAACTAGGCTGGAAAAAGTAACATTAGGCGCTAAAAATGCAGCCGGAAATGTTGACATATCAGGCGCAACAATGCGATTAAGTGCAGGGCATGAAAACGTTGTAGTGCATGAATTCGCACACACGCTTGCAAATTCTGATGCAGATAAATACGGGCTTACAAATGATAAAGAATTCTGGAAAGAAATCAAAAAAGTAAAAAGGGAATATCATAAAGATGTTGATAAAACATCTGATACAACAAGATGGATCAGTTCTTATGAACACGGCAACAAATCTATCGACGAATTCTTTGCAGAAGCATTCACACATGCAAAAATGCGTGAAATGGGTATTGATATGCCGAACACATACGGTTCTGATTTCACGTATTCGAAAAAGGTATTAGACATAGTAGACAAGTATTTCAAGAAAGTAAAGAAAGGCGGTGATTGAAATGGGATTACACTTGCATGAAATGAGAGACACGGACAAGCATTTTATTATTGATCCGGTCACAAGGGCAATCACGAATGCGAATGCCGCCAAAAATAAACTGATTCAGTTTGACCATAACAGCGAAATCTTTACTTTCGAAATTCCACAGTATGTTGACGGTCACGACATGAACAAATGCGACAAGGTGGAAATCCACTATATCAACATTGACGGAAAGACAAAAGAACAGAGCAAAGACCTGTTTAACGCAAAAGCAGCTGCAAAGACGGACAGCGATCTTGTTTTTAATCTGGAAGATGGGAAACTGCTTTTTTGTTGGAAAATATCAGGCAATGCAACAAAGTATGCCGGAAGCCTGAATTTCCTTGTGTGCTTCTCCTGCCTTGATGATGCCGGAGCAATCACTTACAAGTGGCACACTGACATTTTCAAAGGAATTATCATTTCAGACGGATTGAACAACACGGAAGCAGTCGTTGAGCAGTATTCTGATGTTCTGGAGCAGTGGAAAAAAGAACTGGAAAATGCATCCGGCTCCGGATCTGGTTCCGGCGGTTCTTACGTTGTCAATATCATTGATAACGGTGACGATACTTTCAGAACAGATAAGACGTTTGCACAGATTCAGGAAGCGATTGCCGCAGGAAAAGAGGCTGTTTGTGTGTTTGGAACATATCATTATCAGCTTGTAACCTGTACGGATACAAAGATTGTATTCAGTATTTCCGAATGCGAAGGCTCTATATCTTACAAGACGATCACTCTTGACAACACAAACGGAGACAACGAAGTAATTTATAAGTTTGCAATGCCGGGTTATCAGTATGAAACAGACGGAAATCTGCAAACAGAAGATATTACCGTTGTCGGTGCGATCAATGAAGTAAACGCAAAAGTAAACGGTGTTATCAACAATGGCACTGTTATTTCTGAAAACGCCGACTTTGCCGAAGTCGGTGAATGGTCAGACGGAAACCCGGACAATGAGGACAGGATCGGTTATTTTGTATCCGTTGACACATCCGAACCCGGAAAGACGATGGTAAAAGCTACGTCTGCCAGTGATGTGCGTGGCGTTGCGATTGCACAGCCTGCGTTTTCCGCAAACGCAAGTGCGGACAAGTACGATTCGAAAGGAAACCTGCTAAAACAGTATGATTATGTCGGATTTGCCGGATTCGTTCCGGTTATTGATAACGGGACATGCACTGTAAATGGACGCTGTATGCCTGCTGATGATGGGACAGCAGTACCGTCTAGCAATAATATGGGTTATCAGGTAATTGAAAGAATAGACGATACTCATGTACTTGTATTGGTGGAACCGCAGGCAGACATGATTGTCAGAATCAAAGAGGATGTGTCTGAACTCTCCGAAAACAAGGCAGATCAAACGGAAGTTGATAAATTAAAGGACGATTTAAGTCAACTTTCTGAGGAGATTGATGATTTAAAAAGCAATGGAACTGGATCATCTGATACAGTAATGAGCTTGATATTAGCGTTATTCAGAAAGACCAAATTTGATGAAGATGCATCTACAGAATACAGCCAGTTAGAAGCAATAGTTAAATCGGATACAGTTGTGTATACCATCACAAGTAACCTTACAAATGTATTTAGTAATAATTCCGCTACAAATGGCGAAAAAAATTCTTCTTACACTTGTATACTCACGGTTGATGAAGGGTATTCCATAGATTCTGTTACTGTTGTAATGGGTGGAAGTGACATAACATCAACGGCATATAACAACGAAACCGGAGAAATTACGATTTCAAAATTAACAGGAAATCTTGTTATTACTGTCAGTGCTGTATCAGCGTCACGGGTATATCTTTATAACAATGGTGATCAATGTACGGATATAACTGGCGGGTGGATAGCGAGTGGATCTCAATCTTATGTTGATAAAATTATTGATGGGTTATCCGGATACACATTTATATCTACGCATTATGGATTCGATAAAAATTCAAGGGCTATGATGGTCAATAGTATTGATTTATCAAATTACAAAAGATTAGGGTTCAAATTATATTCCACTCTTGAAACGCTGAGTAATACCGTAAAAGCACGGTTATCATATCTTTACTATTCATCTGGAGGTTGGGTTCGTTCAAATAACGTGGGAGTTACTTTGAATTCGTTGGGTGATGGCTGGTATGAGGGAGAAGCAGACTTGTCATATTCTGCAGAAACATTAGTTAATAACGCTCATACAGAAGTCAGTGCAACAAATGGTAATATAAATCAAATTTGGTTAGAATAAGGGGTGGTAAATATGGGAACATACAACTATTTAGGTGAAGATATATCATGTAAAGATAGTCCTATTTACGGAAAAAGGGTTCATTTTATTGGTGACTCAAATTTACAATATATTGCTGATGAGTTAAAAACATATTTGGAAACAACATATGGATGTATCGTCACAAATTCTGCGCAGGCAGGAGCAACGTGGGAAAATCCAAATGGAAATGATAACACTGTTACAGACAGCGCCAGTGGAGTTGGACAAGTAAATCAGGTGATTGCGGATGTTGATACATCAAATTTAATAGTGAACTATGACATTATCATTGCTATGCTCGGTACTAATTGTGGCACATTAGGAACAATAGATGATACTTATTCAGATGTAAGTACCATGTGCGGTGCAATGAAATGGTGTATGTCAAAGTTGTGTTATTATGGACGAACTATCAAATTAGGTGTAATAATCCCACCGAAAACGCAAGATACTTTGTCGAACACACTTCCTACAAAATTTGGATACGTCAAAGAAATTGCAGAGCAATATTCTGTTCCCACTCTTGATATGTACAATGCAAGTAGAGCATGCGGAGAACCATTGACACCAGACGGTACAGATTACTATTTTGGAGACAGCGTTCATTTAGGAACAAACGGAAAAAAACATTTCAAAGAAATTGTCGGGAAATGGATGGCATATGTATTATAATAGCCAGATGAATCGAAATGGCAATGATAATATTCCATTAAATAGAAAATGTGATATAATCTATTCGATGGAGGAATACTATGAAAAAAATATTTTATTGTTTAACTTTAATAAGAACTGTTCCAATATATTATTTTATATTTTGCAAAATGAGAAATAAAATTTCTGTCGTTGAAGATATGAGAAGAATTGGGAAAACGGATAGTATTATTGATTTTCACACATTAATGATGGATTCAAAAATTTTCAGAAGAATTTTTCTGACAAGAATAAGTATGGAGTCTGAGATTAAAAGCAAAATTGTTTATCTATTGTATAAACCATCAGATGATTTACATATTGAAGTTGAGTCAAAAGAAATGGGAGGAGGCTTTATAGTATATCACGGAACATCAACCTATATTTTTTGCCAAAAAATAGGAAATAATTTTTTGGTTCATCAGAACGTAACTATCGGAAGAGGGAAAGAAGTAGATGGCGTGTCAATACCAACAATTGGCAACAATGTATATGTTGGAGCAAATGCAGTTGTTATTGGAGGAATAAAAATAGGAAATAATGTTACAATAGGAGCTGGAGCTGTTGTTAACAAAGATGTTCCAGATAATTGTACGGTTGTAGGAAATCCAATGAGAATAATACAGCATTAGTTCACTTTCGAAGGGCGGTGTCGGACTAATGAATGAAAAACCAAAGGACTGTACAGAATGCAGACATTATCATGCATGCACAAATGCAATGTACGGGAGTATAAACTGCAAACCGGAACCCGCTGTAAACCCGAAGTGTTACGTTAAGCACGTGACATGTATTTGTAGGGAATAAGGCGGGGATGCGAAAGGAGAGTCGGAAATGACACGGGAAGAAGCAAAAGAATTTGCTGATAAATTCGGCAGTGCAATCTGTGAAGGCTTTAAAGATGGGATTAACAACCCTGATAAAAGAGTGATGCAGGCTGCAAAGGATAAAGCAAGCCATGATTGAGGTAAAATACACCCGGTCAGGATGTGAAGGACACATCGAAATAACCGGTCATGCGGGATATGCAGAGCCGGGTAAAGATATTGTCTGCGCTGCGGTGTCCACTCTGGCACAGACTCTGGCGGCATCACTGGAAAAATTAACACCGGATTCAGTCGGGTATGATCTGGAGCCGGGACACATGGAAATCTATCACGGGACTTTATCAGAGCGGGGAAAATATCTGATTAAGTCCTTTTTTATTGGCGTGAACATGGTTGCTGAACAGTACCCGGATTACGTTAAGGTTATGTTGCCTAAACTTGTAAATTATGGTAAAATAACATATATATGAATTTTGTAAATAAATACTACAGCATTGCTGAAGCAGGAAGAGATGGTTTTTGCAAAAGAAGTATTTCATTGTGTTGCACAGGAAAAATAAAAACTTCTGGCGGATATATATGGAAATTCGCTGAATAAATAACAGAAGCACTTCACAAAAATGTGATGTGCTTTTTTTATATGACCGAGCATTTAAGTCTATAAACTGCATGGAAAACAGAGCAGGCTTGAATCTCTTAAAACTTATTAAGGAAAACAAGCGTAAGTTTCAAAAAACGGAGGGAACAACATGGAAAAGTATATCTTTGATTTACAGCTGTTCGCAGATGACCCTGAGAGCGGTTCAGGAGCCGATACAGGCGGTTCTGAAGGCACAGACGTAGAAAAACACGATGAACAGCAGAAAGACGCTGACAAGCCGAAATACACGGATGCAGACGTAGATGCATTAATCAATAAAAAGTTTGCAGAGTGGCAGAAGAAACAGGAGAAGCAGGTATCAGAAGCTGAAAGGCTGGGGCAGATGTCCGCAGAAGAAAAAGCAAATGCCCGCATGAAAGCACTGGAAGACAAACTGCATGAGTACGAAGTAAATGCAGCCCGGTCAGAAATGACGAAGCAGGCGAGAGCGATTCTGAGTGACAAAGGCATCCACGCATCAGACGAACTGATTGCAAACCTGATTGCAGAGGATGCAGAGACAACCAAAAAATCTGTTGAGTCATTCGTCACACTGTTCAACGCTGCTGTTGAATCTGCTGTAAAGGCTGCTCTGAAAACCGAAGTACCTAAAAAGGGCGGCAGTACTGGCATGACAAAAGAACAGATCATGGCAGTGACAAACCGGGCGGAAAGACAGCGGTTAATCAAAGAAAACATGAATCTGTTTACATGATAAAAAAGGAGAAAATCACATGAGCAAATTATTTGATTTACAGCTTTTCGCAGCTGAAACAAACACAACCGTTAAGGCAGATTTAGAGCCTGCAATCTCTATTGACTGCGTATCTAAGCTGTCCAGCAACATCACAGAATTACAGAGAGTGCTTGGCGTGGCTGAAATGGAACCCATGAGTGCCGGTACAACCATCAAAATCTATAAGATGGAACAGACCAACACGCCGGATCAGGTTGCAGAAGGTGAGACAATCACCCTGACAAAGATCAACAGAACACTTGCAAGAACCGTGGAACTGGTACTGAAGAAATACAGAAAGAACACCACAGCTGAAGCAATTCAGAAGGTCGGCAGGGAAATTGCTATTAACAAGACCGATGAAAAGCTGATCTCCGGCATTCAGAAGGGAATCAAGAAAGATTTCTATGCAATGCTGCTGACCGGTACAGGCACAGCAACTGGTACAACTTTCCAGTCTGCCCTTGCTGCTGCATGGGGAGCAATCACAAAGTTTTATGAGGACGAAGATGCAACACCTATTCACTTCGTATCTTCTGACGATGTGGCTGACTATCTGGGTACTGCTCAGGTAACATTACAGCAGGCGTTCGGTATGTCCTACATCGAGGATTTCTTAGGGTTGGGTACTGTTGTTATCAATCCCAACATGACAAAGGGCAAGATCGCTTCCACAGCAAAAGAAAACCTGCACGGCGCATATATCCCCGCAAACACCGGTGATGTTGCACAGACTTTCGGTCTGACTTCCGACACAACCGGTCTGGTTGGTATTACACATCAGCCTATCAGCAACAACGCAACCGTGGATACTCTGGCAATGTCCGGAGTTGTATTCTATCCTGAACTGCTTGACGGTGTAATTCTTACTACTATTGCACCCGGAGCATAAGAAAGGTGATCTGAATGTATAAAGTTATAAAACTTTTTGCAGACCTGCACGACAATGACCATGTTTATCAGCCCGGGGATGTATTCCCCCGGGAAGGTATCACGGTCACGGCGGAAAGGCTGGAAGAGTTGGCAAGCAGCAAAAATAAACAGGGTGTGCCGCTGATTGAAAAGGTTGAAGAATTTACCGGTATGAATGCACCGGAAGAACCGGACACGGCGGAACCCGCAGAGGAACCGAAGAAAAAGACCGCTGCGAAGCGGACACGTAAAAAAGCAGAGTAAGGCGGTGACAATATGCTGGAAAACCTTAAAATCATGCTTGGGATTGCTCTGGATGATACAAGTATGGATGAACGGCTGCGCCTGATCCTTGCAAATTCAACGTCACGCCTTAAACTTCTGCTTGGCGGGGTTGATGATGTGCCGGAAACAATGGAGTACATCATTCTGGAAGTGGCAACCGCCAGATACAACCGTGTAGGCTCTGAGGGGCTTTCCAGCCACGCTGTAGAAGGTGAGACACTTTCCTTCACAGAGAACGATTTCAGCCCGTATATGGACGAAATACAGGCATATCTGGACGCACAGAACACGGCTACACGGGGGAAAGTGAGGTTTCTGTAATGCGATTCGACACACCTATCTTTTTTCAGAACACAAAGCCGGGAGAATATGACCAGTCTTCCGGCGATTATGGCGCAGGAGAAACAACAGAAACTAAGCGGTATGCTTCCGTTACAAGTACCGGTGTCAATACTCTCAATCAGATTTACGGTGAACTGAAGCAGGGAAGCTACACGGTGCGAATACAGGGGTATTATGATGATGCTTTTAACCGTATCCGCATCGGATCAAAGCTGTACCGTGTGGACTTTTCACGCAGGCTGCGTACAAAACACGTTTTTGTGGTAAGCGAGGTGCAGTGATATGACAAGTGGAATACAGGTAAAAGGTCTGGATAAGCTGCAAAAGGCTTTGAAAGACAATGTGACACTGGATGATGTAAAGCGTGTTGTGCGGCAGAACGGATCAGAACTGCAAACGAAGATGCAGCAGAACGCAGACTTTACACAGGGATATCAGACCGGTACTACAAAGCGAAGCATCGGGTTGGAAATCAAGGACAGCGGATTTACTGCGGAAGTTGCGCCCACTACTGAATATGCGCCGTATCTTGAATATGGGACTAGATTTATGAGCGCACAACCGTTTGTAAAACCCGCCTATGAACAGCAAAAAGAACAGTTCAAGAAGGACATGGACAGGCTGGTGAAATGACGTTATGAATGATCCACAGCAGGAACTTTTTTCAAAATTGAAAAAAGAAATTGAATCACTGGGATATGACGTTTACGACGGATTTTTGCCGCCCGATGGAACGCCGTATCCTTTTGTATATCTTGGTGATTGCCAGCAGACAGACGATGCAAATAAAAGTGCTGTATTCGGAAACGTGTACCAGACAATCCATGTCTGGAGCAACACACCGCTGAACCGTGGCACTGTGTCGCAGATGCTGCTTGCAATCAAAAACGTGTGCAGAGGTATCAGCCATACAGATAACTTTGCATGGTATGTCAGGAATGTAAATCAGCGGATCATTCCCGACAACACAACAAAGACACCACTACTTCACGGTGTGATTGAAGTAGAATTTAAGTTTTCATAAGGAGACAATCACATGAAAATGAATTTACAGTTATTTGCAGAAGCCGTACAGGGGAAAAAGCTTGTATATCTGTACAGAATCAAAAGCAAAGCCGCAAGCGCAGACGGCGTTGCACTGGCTTTTACAACAGAAAACGGCAGAACGAAATCAAAGGACGCAGATACCACAGAAACAAAAGACGGTTCAATTCGTACTCCCGGCGCTTCCGAAACAGAGATCACTGCAACCAGTATTCTGGCGAAAGGTGACAAGTTTATCGACGAATTAGAGGACGCAATGGATAAAGACGAACTGATTGAAATCTGGGAAGCAAATCTTGAAGAACCAGCTTCCGGCGGAAGCAACAAATTCAGCGGCATGTATTTTCAGGGATACATCACGGAACTGGAAAAAACATCCAATGCCGAAGATATGGTGGAAGTTTCTCTCACGTTCGGCATCAACGGAACCGGCGCTCGTGGTGATGTAACTGTGTCCACAGAACAGCAGGAAGCAGCGGCATACGTATTTACAGATACGCAGAAAACCGGCGCTTAATATAAGATCAATGCAGCATAAGGGGGCGGTATTATCCGCTTCCTTTTTATTTTAATTGGACAGAAAGGAACAGCCATGTTACAGACATCAAGCAAAATTTTAATCGAAAATAAATGTGTTGTAGACGGTAAAGAAATCGCTGGATTCAGGGCAACTTTTGATTCAGACGATGCAGAAAACCTGACACTGCTGCCGTACCAGATCGACAAGGCAGCCTGCAAGGAACACCGTGCAGTTGTCAGAGCAGATCAGGCGGAGTTTGAGGACTATGCATACAGTGTGCAGGAAGCCATTGCATCAGCATCAAAAACAGAAGAAACAGCAGAAGCAGAATAAAGTGGAGGTAATGAATAATGTTTGAATTAACGATTGATGGGAACGTATACGGTTTTAATTTTGGTATGGGATTTATGCGGGAAATGAACAAGCGCATTACTACACCGGTAGAAGGCACAAACGCAAATAAAAACATCGGTCTTCAGTACGCAGTAGCCGGTATCATGGACGGAGATGTGGAAGAACTGGTAAATGTGCTTGACGCAGCGAACAAAGGATTTATCCCCCGTGTTACCCGGGATCAGCTGGACAAATACATTGACGACGAAAACACGGACATTGACGTTCTGTTTGAAACCGTCATGGATTTTTTAAAGCGTGCGAATGCTACAAAGAAAACAGTGGCACAGCTGCTGAAAGCACTGGAAGATCAGAAACAGAAGAACCAGAACTAAGCTTTGAAGATATGTACAGGGAAGTTGCGCTGAACTGTATCCGGTATCTGGATTATAAAACACTGGCAGAAGTTGACCGGATGACGATCCCGGAATACAAACTGCTGATGGAAGGTGTACGCCTGAAGCAGGTAGATAAGGATTACAGGAACCATTTACAGGCGTTTCTAAATTTTGCAGTCAAGGCAGAAAAGAGAACCGGGAAAAACAAGAGCAAGCCGGTGTATCAGAAGTTTAAACAGTTTTACGATTACGAAAAAGAGGTTGCAAAAGTGACGCAAAAGGAAGCAACAAAGAGCCGCTTCTCTGGCATCAGCAAGTTTTTAAAGAAAGGGGTGTGAAGACATGGCTGAAGATTATTCTGTGCGGGCGATATTATCCGCAACTGACCGTGGTTTTTCTTCAACCCTTAAAAGCGCATTAGGCACAACCGAAAGCCTTGCAGATAAAATCAAAAACGGTTTTGCATTCGGCGTTCTTACCGGAGCCGGACAGCAGGCATTTTCTGCGATTACGAACGGCGCAAAAGAAATGGTCGGAGAGATCAATTCTTCTGTAAAGACATGGAAAACTTTTGAAGGTAACATGAAAAACTTCGGTAAATCAAAAAAAGAAATTGCCGGAGTTAAAAAAGAATTGCAGAGTTATGCAGAAACGACTGTTTACAGTTCCAGCGATATGGCGTCAACATATGCACAGCTGGAAGCCGTAGGCGTTGGCAGCATGAAATCATTGTCAAAAGGCACAAGCGGTCTTGTAAAAGGCTTCGGCGGTCTGGCTGCGGCAGCTGAAGACCCGGGGCAGGCAATGAAATCCCTGTCACAGCAGGCAACGCAGATGGCAGCAAAGCCGAAAGTCGCATGGGAAGACTTCAAGATCATGCTGGAGCAGTCCCCGGCAGGTATGTCTGCTGTTGCTAAATCAATGGGAATAAGCACATCACAGCTTATTTCTAAAATTCAGGACGGCAAAGTAAGTACCGAAGATTTCTTTGCTGCTGTTGAAAAAGCCGGAACCAGCGAAGGATTCCAGAAAATGGCTACGGAAGCCAAAACTATGGATCAGGCTATGGACGGATTGAAAGAAGGCGTTGCAAACAAGTTAATGCCTGCTTTCGAAGTGTTTTCACAGTACGGTATCAAGGCGATAGATGCTATATCAAACGCACTTGGTAAAATCAATGCTGATTCGCTGGCAGCAAAAGTGCAGTCCGGGCTTGATACTGCTGCACAGTATTTCAATGTTTTCAAAGATGCATTTTCCGGTGTCGGTACAGAAGTAGGCGAAGCAATTACCGCACTGAAAAACAGCTTTTCCGGGATGTCTGACGGGATAGACGTAAATGCACTTGATGTATTCAAAAGTGCGGTCGAAGGCGCTGCAACAGGAATCAAAACTTTTGCAAATTTTGTGGAAGAACATTCTGACGCAATCGCAAAAGTAACGCCGTATGTTGCCGGTCTTGCAATCGCATTTAAGGGATTTAGCATTGTAAAATCAATCGTTCCCGGAGTTGGTGCTTTTACATCCGCAATAACCGGTCTGGCTGGAAAAGGTATATCTGCAATTGCCGGTAAACTGTTCGGGGTGGCTGCCGGGGAAACGGCGGCAGGAACGGCAAGCAAGGCAAGCAGTAAACAGGTACTTGCAGCGGCAAAATCTTTTATGATGATGGGCGCTGCGGTTCTGATGATAAGCGCAGGGTTTGCGCTGCTGGCATACTCTGCTATTCAGCTTGCAAATTCCGGCGGTCTTGCCATCGGCGTTATGGTCGGAATGGCTGCTGCAATGGTAGGTCTTATGATCGGCATGACTGCAATGATTAAGAGTGTAAGCACATCCCCGGCAAAACTCACAAAAATGGCAATGGCATTACTGTCTCTTGGCGCTGCTGTCCTGATGGTATCCGCAGGGTTTGCATTACTTGCGTATGCGTCTATAAGCCTTGCAAATGCCGGTGCGCCTGCTATTGCGGTTATGGTCGGCATGGTGGCAACAATCGCACTTCTTGCGGTTGGTGCTGCTGCTCTTGCGCCTGCATTAACTGCCGGTGCTGTCGGTTTGATTGCATTCGGTGCGGCTATGGTACTGATTGCGACAAGCGCAGTGATCGCCGGTGCAGCACTTGCTATTGTATCTGCTGTGCTTCCGACTATTGTGCAGTATGGCATATCAGGTGCGGTATCTATCGCTGCTTTAGGTGCGTCTATGGTTGCATTTGCAGTCGGCGCAGGTGCTGCGGGTGCAGCTTGCATTGTATTAGGTGCCGGTCTTACAGTTGCGGCTGTCGGTCTTCTGGCTGCCGGTGCTGCTACACTGGTGCTTGCTGCCGGTGTTACGCTTTTGTCCGCTGGTATCCTTATCACGTCCGCAAGCCTTACGCTGTTGGCTACACAATTACCGATGATTGCATCATACGGCACACAGGCTGCTGTATCTATAACCGCACTTGGCGCAAGCATGGTGGTATTTGCTGCTGGTGCGCTTGCTGCTGGAGCTGCATGTCTGGTACTTGGTGCCGGTCTTACTGCTGCGGCAATTGGCATTGCTGCGGCTGGTGTGGCTGTGCTTGTGCTTGCTTCCGGTATTACCGTGCTTTCTGTTGGCGCACTTATTACGGCGGCTTCGCTGGCTTTACTGGCTACACAGTTGCCCGTGATAGCTGCATACGGTACGCAGGCATCCGGTGCAATCGTTGCGTTAGGTGGCGGTCTGGTTGTATTTGCTGCCGGTGCTGCTGCCGGCGGTGTGGCTTGTGTTGCTCTTGGCGCAGGTCTGGTTGCTGTTGCTGCCGGTATGGTTACTGTAAGCGCCGGATCACTTGCAGCGGCTGTAGGCATCACTGCGCTTGCTGCCGGTGCTGCTCTTTTGGCTGGTTCTCTAACGCTTACAGGTGCAGCGGCTATTGTGGCAGGATCAGGATTTATTGTAGCTTCAGGCGGCGCCATGACTTGCATGGCATCATTTACGGCTGTAATGGCTGTAACCGTGGCGTTAATGGCTTCTATGGCTGCACTTAATGCGCCGCTGCTTGCTGTTGTCGCATCTTCTGCTGCAGCTGGTGCAGGTATGCTTGTTCTTGCAGCCGGGATGACTGCGGCTGCAGCCGGTACTGCTGTCATGTCTGCGGCGCTAAAAGCCGTAAAATCCAGCCTGAAAACGATATCAAGCAGCGCAAAAAGTACAAAAAGTTCGCTTAAAGATATGACCGGTTCTGTCAAGGCTGTAAGCAGTGGTCTGGATACACTTGGCGGTAAGGCAAAATCTGCGCTTAATTCGCTTAAAAATGCTTTTGACAGTTCCGCAAACAGCGCAAAGACTGCCGGTCAGAAAGTAGGAAAGAATTTTGATTCAGGTATGCATACCGGTCTGAAGTCTGCGGCGAATAATGCCAAAAACGCCACAAAGCAGATTACAACCAGCCTGAAAACGGCGTCAAACAATGCGAAATCTGCCGGTAAAACGTTCGGAACAGGATATGCAAATAGCGTTAAAACCGGTCTGCGTTCTGCTGTTACAGCAGCATCTACTGCGGTTAATAACGTAACATCAAGGCTTCGTTCTGGCAGATCAGGCGCATATAGCGCAGGATCATATGTCAGTCAGGGTTTTGCTTCTGGTATGCGGTCTTGCCTGAGTTCCATTCGTGCGGCTGCACGGGATATGGTAGCGGCAGCAGATGCGGCAGTAAAGGCGAAAGCAAAGATACATTCTCCGTCTAAATTGTTTGCAAAATCCGGTCGCTATATCGCCGAAGGTCTTGGCGTTGGTATTGCAAATTATATTAAAAAAGCTACTGCCGCAAGTACGAAACTTGCAAAGCAGACTTTCACAGCCTTTAAAAAGGCGAATGGCAATTATGAAAAGCTTGGTGAAAGCCTTGCAAAGAAATACAGCAGCGGAATGAAAACGCAGAAATCAAACACGACTTCAGCCGTGAAAGATTTGATTGATAGGGATATCGAAGCAATCAAAAAGAAAAATGACACTGCACTTGCAAACCTGAAAAAAAACAACGAAGCGCAATTGAAGCAATACAAAAAAGGCTCAAAAGCATATAAGGCAGCGCAGAAAAGACTGAATAACAGCTATAAAGCTGCAGAAAAGAAATATAAAGCGCAGTCTAAAAGCTACGATAAAGTCGGCGACAAACTGTACGAACAGTTCAAAAAGAAGTTTGAATCGCAGGCTGACAAAGCAATATCTGCTGTAGAAAGCAAATTAACGGCGCTGGGAGAAAAATTCCAGAAAAAATATGACGAAATTGTTCAGGCACGGCAGGATTTTCGTGATAGCTTGAATAGCGTTGATCTGTACAAAAAGAACAACAACGGCAAGATCGTATTTACTGACTTTAAAGCAGAACAAAAGAAAGTAAATACATTATCTTCAAATCTTGCGAAACTCAAAAAACTCAAAATGCCCAAAGGTATGATGGACGAGATCGTAAGCATGGACACTGCAAGCGGTTTAGAATTTACAAACGCTCTGCTGAATATGAGTTCCAAACAGTTAAAAGCTTATGCAAAAGACTACAGCAATTTCCGCAAAACGACAAAGGCTGTGTCAGATAAGTATTACAAGCAGGATTTGGCAAACGTGAAGAAAGACTTCAACGCATCTGTCACAAAAGAAATGAAAAATCTGAACAAAAAGCTTAATCAGATCGGCGTTGATGCGATGAAAGGCTTGATAAGCGGCATGAATTCACAGAAAAAGAATCTTGATAAAGCCGGTAAAAGTCTTGCAGATACGATCATGAACAGCTTTAAGAAGAAACTTAAAATTCATAGTCCATCCCGTGAGTTTATCAATCTTGCACATTATATCGGCGCCGGTATAGTTTCTGGTATGAATGATATGGTGCATGATGTAAAAACGGCGACTATGAATCTTGTTTCCATACCATCCGTGCAGACACCACAGCTTGCACTTGCGTACGGCGGCGAATTGGCATCTGAATACGATTATTACAGGCATTATGAATATACGATTGAAGTGCCTTTAAACGTAGACGGAAAAGAATTTGCACGGGCTACGGCGCAGTATACGCAGGAAGAACTTGACAGAAATCAGACAAGGGCGGAAAGAAAACTTGGCAGAAGATAGGAGGGCAGCATGTACGCATTCAGAGACACTACAGCGAAAGCTTCTACGGCGGATGATCTGCCTTCCGAAGCTTTAAAAATAAACGGAAGTTACATTGAAAACATCATTGCCGGATATCGCACATTAAGCGTGTCCGGCAGGGAAGCACTTTCACCGGAATTGAACACATACGAAACCGGAACCCGTGACGGATCACGGCTGAAAAGCAAACGATACCCAGCACGTACAATCACGGTTAAATACCAGCTAAAAGCAGATAGCAGCAAGGATTTTCGCAGCAAATACAATAAGCTTGCAGAAATCCTGAACGCAGAAGAAGCAGAACTGATTTTCAGGGATGAAACGGACAAATTTTTTACCGGTACGCCTTCTGAAATCGGAGAAGTAGAACCCGGTTCCAATTTTGTTACCGGTGAATTCCAGATACTTTGCACAGATCCGTTTAAATATTCTGTAACGGAAAAAGAAGTCAGCCCAACTTCTGAATCTGGTTTTAACACATTCACAATTGACTATCAAGGTACGTATAAATCATATCCGGTGTTGGAAGCACAGATGTATTCGGAAGAAGAAACCAATGGAGAAACAGAAACCGCATTAACCGGAAACGGTGACTGCGGTTTTATTGCATTTTTTAACGAACGGGAAAAAATCATACAGCTAGGTGATCCGGACGAAGAAGATACAGAATCTTTACCGAAATCACAGACACTTGTAAATCAAAGTTGGATGAAGTCGACGTCATGGGGAACCGCACCTAAAAAATTATGGGCTGCAAACAGCGGTATCACATCATCAGAAAGTTATGTGCAAACAGGAAGCTTAAAAGTTGCAAAATCATTTTCCGAAGCAACAACAGATCAATATTTCCTGACTGCAAACAGCTACGGCAGCGGTTCAAAATACCACGGCGCAACCGTTACACGTACAATACCGGCAGATTCATCCGGAGAAACCGGAGCGGCAAATTTTACCTTGTCATACAAGCAAAAAATCAGCATCGGAACGGAGAAAAACGCAAGCGAACAGAGGGGAGCATTTCAGATGCTGCTTGTCAGCGGCAGCGGATCATCCCGTAAGATTGTAGCAGGCGTCAGTATCTATAAAAGCGGAGCCGGGAAGAAAGGGAAGCTTCGGTTCTATGTGAATAATAAAACGGTTCACACGATGGAAATTGACTTATCCCTGAATAATAAAATGTTTGGCAACAATAGTGCAAAGAAAAACATCAAAACCGTAAAAGATACGATCATCACTAAGTCGGGTGGAACCGTGTCTTTTAACGTTGGCGGAGTAAAAAAGACATTCCGTGACAGCAACATTGCAGAAACTAAAGTCACACAGGTTACATTCGGTTTCTATCAATATGGAACAAAAGCCGCTTTAGGATTCAACGGACTTTATAAAGCAAAATTTGTTAAAAACAACTGCCAGACATGGCGTGATATTCCGAACAAATTCGGTGCAAGTGATCTGATTATGGCAGACTGTAAAAACGGAACGATTATGCTGAACGGCACAGAGTGCCCGGAGTACGGGGCACTTGGTAACGACTGGGAAGATTTTTACTTAAGCCCGGGGACTAACCAGATTGGCGTGTCTTGGTCAGACTGGGTATCTTCCGGTTATGCGCCTACGTGCAAAATCAGGTACAGAGAGGTGTATTTATGATCCTATATTTTGCAGACAGGGGATTTTCCATTCTTGGATATGCAAGCACAAATCTTCCCGAAGGTCTGACCGTCACGGATGATTTAAAAACAGATGATGT